ACAAGTACAAACTTATATTTTTGAGAACACCTAAAACCGCGAGTAGTAGCTTATCAGAGTGGTTCATTAAAAATATTCCAGATTCACAAGCAATCTACACGCCAGTAGAAGATTCAAAAATTCCTGGTACATTAGATGCAAGTTTAATTAATAAGTATAAAATTGATTTTAAATATTATCACTTTACTATTCAAGATCTTGTTAGAGAAAATGTAATAACAGAACATCAGGCTAAAACATATCGCGTTATTTCTGTTCTGCGCGAACCTGTTGATAGACAAAAAAGTTTGTTTTATTTTTATTCTAAATGGAAAGCTAGAAATAAACCGCTTGATTTAAAATTATATAAAGCATTAGCACCAAACGGTCAATTTCTTGGTGAACCAAATTCAGCTATTAAACAAACCGATCTATTAAAACTAAATAACGAATTAATTGGTGAGTTCTGGTTATACGAAAATATTGAAAACCATTTATCAGAGCTTGTTAACTCTTTAAATATAGAAGTTAAATCTCCATTACCAAGACATAAAGCTACGTTTAGAAAAAATAGAGATAATGAAATTCAGTTTGATTCAACATCTTTAGAAACATTAAAATCAGTGTTTAAAAAAGACTTTGAAGTGTATAATGAATTAAAGGAAAAAAGCTATGTTAGTGACTAAAGCATACATTTTAAAAATAGATACTCCAATTTCTAATGAATATGCTAAAGTCTGTGCTGATTCGTGTGATAAGATTGGATTGAACTGGGAATACTTTCGAGGCTGGCAAAATATGACTGGCAGGATGGCTTGGTGTAAGACTGGCATTAAGATGAAATTTAACGAACCGCACAAACATATTGAGCGCCCTACACCTGGTCAAAAGGCCGAATGCTGTAGTGCCGGTCATGCAGGCATATGGAAACGTATCGCTGAAGGCCCAGACGAGGCTGCTGTGGTGCTTGAGCACGATGCTATAATGCTACATCCAATAAACATTGACATACCACAGAGTGCTATTTCTGTGCTCGGGTACAAGGTTACAAACCCAACCAGATACAACCATGTTAATGCAGGACCTCCAAAAGAATTTTGCAGCATAGACGGACATGAAGGTGCACATGCTTACGCAATGACAAAGCAAACTGCTAAGTTCTTAATTAATGAAATTGAAGAAAAAGGTTTACTTGGCTGTGTTGATAATGCTTATTTCATTAAAAGACAGAGAAGAACTGCAATTCCACTTATGATAGCATCGCCAACTCCTGCTTTAGGGTGGCTCAGAAAATCTACAATCTGGGGTGCTGCTGCAGACAGAAACTATGAATTTATACCTTCTTTTCAAGAAAATTATAAATAGAAATATTAATACACAAATTAAGGTTAAACCAAATGGCTGCTGATGACAAGTCTAAAAAGAAAATTAAAAGCTTTAAAAATTTCGACCCTAAAAAGTATGTCGACGTAACGCCAACACTCGACGAACCAAACGCTAGGGGCAAAACTAATGAAGCTTTAATGAGAAATGTTGCAGTCATCGCCTTTGGTAGAATGAACCCAATGACGGTTGGTCATGAAAAATTAATTGCTAAAGTTATTTCAGAAGCTGCAAAAAGAAAAGCTGAACCTATGGTTTTCCTTTCTCATTCGGCTGGTGCAAAATCTAAAACTGGTAAAGGATCTGAAAATAAAGATCCTATTGTTTACGATGAAAAAATAAAGTTTGCAATAAAAGCTTTTGGTCCTATTGTTAAAAAATCGCCGTTTAAAACACTCTTTGATATTATCAAATCTTTAAATGGCAAATACAAAAATGTAGTAATGGTTGCTGGTTCAGACAGAGTTGACGAATACACAGCATTACTTCAAAAGTATAATGGAAAAGAATATTCTTTTGAATCAATCCAAGTTGTTTCAGCAGGTGCAAGAGATCCAGACTCCGAAGGAGTTTCTGGAATGTCCGGTAGTAAAATGCGCGAATATGCTAAAAACAACGATAGCAGAAACTTTGCAAAAGGTCTTCCTAAAAATTTGCAGTCTAGCGCAGATGAAGTTATGGCCGCCGTACAAAAAGGTATGAATATGACTGAAGAAACAGATTTAGATGAAGCTCTAAATAGAATGCAACGCATGAAACGTGGCAGGGCAATGAAAAAAGCACGCTTTAAAATTAAGCGCGGAAGAGATAGAGCAGCCCGCAAAACTGCAAGCATGGATGTATTAAAGAAACGTGCTAGAAAAGCTGCAATTGCTGTTCTTAAAAAGAAATTTACTAAAGGTAGAAATTACAACGATCTATCTCCAGGCGAAAAAGAAATTATTGACAAAAGAGTAGAAAAGATTTCTGCTAAGCGTATTGAAGCTATTGCGAGAAAGCTATTGCCAAAAGTAAGACAAACTGCTAGAGACAGATTATCTTCAAACTCTGCGAGTAAAAACGAAAATTTAGATATTAATACCGCCTTTGAAAACTTTATTACTGAAGCATCTTGTGCTGATACTAAAGTGCGCCAAAGACCTCATATGTTAATGGATAAAAACAACAAGACAAAGTTTGATGGTCGCTTTAAAATCTTTAAGAAAAAACCAGTAAACGAAGGCTTAGAAGATTTAGCTGAAGATCTAGAAATACTTGCTTTAGATACAGAGAATTACATCGATACATTAGATGAAGGCGGTCTGTGGGCCAATATACATGCTAAGCGTAAGCGCATTAAAAACGGTTCAGGCGAAAAAATGAAGAAGCCAGGATCTAAAGGCGCGCCTACTGACCAGGATTTTAAAGACTCTCAAGAATCAGTTAGTGAAGCTACCTTCAGAGTAGATATTAACGGTTTACCGTCTATGTTTGTTGATGCTGAAAGTGCTCCACAAGTCAAAAAGACTTTGCGCCAAATGCTCAAAAAGCCTGACGATTTAATTAAAGACATAGCAAGAGTACAACCTGCCGAAGTTAAAAAGCATTTTCGTTTAAAAGCTCTTGGTAAAGAGGAAGAAATAGATGAAGAAGTAGAACTTGACGAAATGTTTAGTAATGTTCATCCTATGCTTAAAAAAGAATTAGGAAGTCACGGCGTTCACGCTATTGGAATGGCCGAAACAGATAAAGGTGTTGCGGTATCATTTGATCGCTCTAAAAATATTAGTGACTTGAAAAAACAGATGGATCAGCATGGATATAAATCAGTAACGCAATCCAGCGGTTCAACCGGACACAACCACGTATATCACTTTAACGAAGCTAAAATCCCGCATGCTTTAGATCCAAACAAATCATTAAAGCACGCCAGAACAGATCGCATGATTGATAAAGATAACGACGGCGATGTTGATAAATTTGATAAACAAAATATACCAGACGAGATCACCGGCGCTGAAAAGATTAATCAAACTCCAAAGATGATGAAGAAATACGCAGATGAAATTAAGCACACTAAAAAAGGTGTTGCTTATGAATCAAATCTCGATGAGGTAGGTGGCGCGGGCGACTGGGGCACTAGAAAATTAGTTCAAAAATTTAGAAAAGATACACCAAAGCCATGATTAGATTTAAAACATTTGTAGAAGAAAAAGATTCTAGACTAGCTAGTGCTGGTGTGGATGGTTATAACAAAGCCAAAAGAACACCTAGTCACGCCACAAAAAGTCATATTGTTGTTGCAAAATCTGGAGATCAGGTTAAGACTATACGCTTTGGGCAGCAAGGAGCTTCTACAGCTGGTGAACCTAAACAAGGCGAGTCAGATAAAATGAAAGCTAAAAGAAAGTCTTTCAAGGCTCGTCACGGAGCAGATATTGCTAAAGGCAAGATGAGTGCAGCTTATTGGGCAGATAAAGAAAAGTGGTAAAAATGGAAAAAGAAGAATTAAAAGAGCATACAGAATGTGGCACTTCTAATTGTTGCGGTGGATGCGAAACAGCTTCAAATGATATTGAAGTACCTTTCAATATAAATATCAGGAAAGATAATCAATTAAACAACAAGGGCATTTTAGATGATAAGTTTTAACAATTTTAGAAAAGAAACCGATGTAGTTGCCGAAACATATCGTGTTCATGCTACATCTAAAACCGGAGAAAATTTTACTTCAGGTAAGCACGATTCTAAAAAATCCGCAACAGACCTTCACTACAAAATGTCTAAAAGTGGCCTTTATAAAGAAATTGAAGTTAAAAAAGATTTAAAAGAAGAAGAAGATCTTGATGAAGCTGTCGACAAGTCAAGCGACGTCTATAAGCAATATGTAGAACTTAAAAAGAAATCTATTAAAGAACTTCGTGACATGATTAAACTCAGTCGTAAAGTAGTAGATGTTAGTGGCTATGACAAGGAAGGTGCTATATCTGATATTTTGCGCGATAGACACGGAAACAAAAAAGTTGCCGCTGCAATGAGTTTAGATGAAGCTGGTCCAAAGATTAAGCAAGATAATATCAAAGCTATCCGTGCTGCAGATAATGCTCATGATAACGCAATGGGTAGAACATCAACTGGTCGTAAAAAATCATTTCCTGCAATGACTTCTACTCAAAAATCACTTGCATCTATGAGAAAAGAAGAAGCCCAGCTTGACGAAATTTCCAATAAAGTAAAAGCATCCTATCTTGACAAAGGTGTACAGCAAGCTTATGACCGCTTCTTGGAGCCATTTGATCCAAAGAAAGAACCGAAATGGGCCACGCCTAAAGGTAATCCTAAGAAGGGATACTACGATCAACCAAGTAAAGTTGCAGCTAACGCAAAAGCCGTGCGCCGTGGCGATATCATCGACAAGACTTCAATGAAACTCACTGGCAGGCCTCATTTTAGCCAAATGAGTACTAAGACAACTCCATCAGTTACGGGAAACGTTAACGATTGGTGGAAGGGCAAAAAGTATTCAACAGAAGAAGTCGAACTTGCTGAAATAAAAGTAAAAAATTCAGAAGCAGGTTTTAAGCTTGAAACAGAAATCTCAAATTTAGAAAAAAGAATTCTTAAATTAAAGCCATTGGCGATGAAAGATGATAGCTCTAACATGAAATTAGTTAGTGCTAAAAAATCTTTAAAGCAAAAACAAGACAGCCTTAAAAGCTTAATGAGAGAATCAGCATATCTAAATGAAAATCCAATGGAAGAAAAGCCAATGATGATGGGTGCACTTCGCACTATGTCTCATAACTTAACTGGCATTGCTAAGTACATTGAAAAAACTTCAGATCCCGAAGAGTGGTTCCAAAATAAATTAGCAGCTGCTGCTAGTGAACTTCAAACACTATATGGTTACGCCGTAGCTGAAACTATGGAAATGGACGAGCCAAAAGAGTATGGCGAATCCGAAGTAAGAGAAGCTTTAAGCGATTATTTTATTTCAGAAAACTACAGCATTGATCAAATTAATAATCTTGATGAAGAAGAAATTAATGAAATCATCGGTAAAATCATCGGTGGAGCTGCAAAACTAGCAGCAAAAGGCGCTTACCGTGCTGCTGTTAATAAGCAGGGTAATGCTAGGTTCTCATCTGCAGGCAAAGCAGATTCTGCTGAAGCAAAAGCAAATGCTGCAGAAAAGAAAAACAAAAACCGTGAGAGAATTAAAGCAGCAAGAGATAGATTATCGGCTGCGCAAGCAGCTGCCCGTTCTTAATAAATAACAATAATAATAAAAACAAGGAGAACTAACATGTCACTCTGGGGAAAAACAGATGAATTAGCATCCGTACCAAAATGGTTGGAAACAGACGCTAATAATACAAATGCTTCGAACGATGCCGATAATGCAGTATTTGTTGACGTAACAGAAGCTGGTGTAGCTGCTAACCGTGCAAAGGGTCTTAAGACTCCAGGTTGGAACCTATATTCAAACGCTGGCGGTCGTCATAGATCTGAATGCCTTGTTGCAATGAAAGTATCTGCCGTAGATGCTGGCGACGATGGTATCACAGGCAATACGGCTGTCGAAGATACTATCGCGGCTGATAGTTAATAGTGCAGTCATTATAACATGAAGTTAACAGAATCAACCTTTCTGTTGTTTGCATCTAAACATTATGATAATCCTCAATGTTCAGACATAACAGAATTCGAGGAAGACTTAAAAAGGTTTCAATACCTTCGCAAGTTATTTGGTAGATATAGACAAGACAACGATTTGAAAGAAAGGTTGATTCTGAACCATCTAATAATCATTTATAATGTTTTTGGTTTTGAAGCAACTAATATGTTGTTCATGAAACTACACGAATATCACGACTATCTTAAACCGTTTGTGGAATATTTAAATTTTATGACACAAGTTATACAATATGAAGATGTATTATTACACAAAAATAATATAAATTCTGATCAAGAAATATTAGAAAAACTCAAAGGAATTTGATTAATGGTCGTTGACCTGTTTTTAGTTTATCAGTTTATTCGCAGGCTTGCCACTCCTTTTATAAAGTGGGAAGCTTACAAACTTGGTATTATAGATGAAGATGGTAAAGTCTTAATTAAGCGTAGAGATTTTACTCGTTCTGAACAATCAAGAGCTTGGGGTATTTTCGATATTATGATCGCAAATCTCAAGAAAGTTTTAGCAAAGGTTCCTGGTGGAAGTTCAAAGTTAGCTTCGTATGCTGCAGCTTTGTATCTTATTCGTGAATGGAACCATTTCTCAAAAGATTCTTTACTGAATGAAGACATTACTGAAGAACAACTGGATGAATCATTATTATTATTTAATGACCGATATGTCAATTATATCCAACTTTCTGAGAATGTCAACAAAAAAATTGACACAAACCCAACATTAGATGAAGAACCTACCAACAACGTAGGCGATGGAAATATCGCTGGCATGGATGGTACAGCTTTTTCAAAAGCAGCACAAAACAAGTGGACTTCACGAAATAAGTCTTCTAAAAAGAAGAGATTAAGAGATATACTTGGAGAGAAAAAATGATTACGTTACAGCAATTTAGCGCTATAATCCCGAATAACAAAGACGCAAAGACATGGTATGACAACGCTCTGCCTATGTTTGAAAAATATGGTATCAATACAACACTACGTATTGCAGGTTTTATGTCCCAATGTGCACACGAGTCTTCAGACTTTACCGCGTTAGAAGAAAATCTTAACTATAGCGAAAAAGCGCTTAACAGCGTGTTTAGACGTTATTTTGGTACAGGAAAAAGAAATGCTAAAGACTATGCTCGCAAGCCTGAAAAAATTGCAAACTATGTTTATCAAGATGAATTCAGATCTAAGCAAGGCGCACTGGGAAATACCGTTGCCGGCGATGGCTGGAGATTTAGGGGTCGTGGCATTAAGCAACTTACAGGTAGGACTAATTATACAGCATTTGCAAAGTCAATCGGAATCACAGCAGAAGAAGCAGCAGAATACGTAGCTACTCCAAAAGGTGCACTTGAGTCGGCTTGCTGGTTTTGGGCAACGAACAAACTTGAAAAATATGCTGATAGAGATGACAATTTAGGGTTGACAAAAGCAATCAATGGCGGTACAATAGGTTTAGACGATCGTAACAAGCGTTATGCTGCTGCTAAAGCTATTCTAGGTGGTTCATCTGTGCCAAAAGCTAAAACTGCATCACCATCTGTTAAAACAGAATCAGCTGCTAGAACACTTAAGAAAGGTTCAAAAGGCAATGATGTTATTAGAATGCAAAAAGCTTTGGGCATTGCTGCTGACGGTGATTTTGGTTTTGGAACACAAACTGCCCTTAAAAAGTGGCAGAAACTTAACGGACTAGTGGCAGATGGTATTGCTGGTCCAGCCACACAAGCTAAGTTGTTTAGATAATAAATAAGTCTATTATAACACAAAGGAAATTAGCAATGTCTTTAGAAAAAATTGTTGCAGGAGCAATGACCGGTCGTCCTCTAGAAATGAAAGAGGCTTTTGCAGAAGAAATTCAACAGCGCATTATTAACCGTCTTGAAGAAAAATACATGGAAATGACTGAACCTCTCGATGAAGCTTTCAAACAAGGTGATGTTGTAACATATCAAAAAAGCAAAAAAGAGCGCGGCAATGCAACTATAAAAAGTGCAAGTACCGGACCAAAGAAAAATCATTTCTATATAGCAACTGAAAAAGAAGGCACTATACTGGTACCTGCTGGTGAACTAGAGTTAAAAGAATCTCTGGAAGAAGCCGCTAAGGTTACTCATAAATGGTATTCTGTTAAAGACTGGAAAAATGACGGCGATTTTGATGAATTAGATGATCTTCATGGAGAACGTGAAGCCAGAAAATTCGGCCCAATTAAATCCGGCGAAGATTCTCCTCGTTCGACACATAAGCACTATCATCTTGGCATACCTGTAGCAAATACCGCGGCTATCAAATACATGGATTCTAACGCAAAAGCTGTAGTCTAATTGACAACTTCAGTCACATAATAAATAAGTCTATTATAACATATAAAAGGAGATAGTAATGTCTTTAGAAAAAATCGTAGCAGAAGCAATGGCGGGTCGCCCACTAGAAATGAAAGAGGCTTTTGCAGAAGAAATCCAAGAACGCATTGTTGCTCGTCTTGAAGAAAAGTACATGGAAATGACTGAAGCTAAATGTGACGATGATGACGAAGATGAGGACGAAGATGAAGATGATCTTGACGAATCAGAAGATACTCATCACACCGTAGACATTGATCATATGGGTGGCAAAGATGCTATGGCCAAAAAGCATAACATCACTTTGAAAAAAACTAAATCTGGTACTGATGCTTCGGGTAAGAAAAAAGATCTTCAGAAATATCTAACACATCATTACGATGACGCAGATGATGCTAAAGATATTCATCCTGAAATCTA